AAAGGCATATCATAATGGTTCAAAGTTAGTACCATTAATCTGTAATCCCCAGCATAATGGACAGCATGTCTATTGTAAGCTAACATTCCCAGAGATTTACAGTGAGATTAGAGGTATACCACAAGGTGGGGACGTCATAAGGATGCATACTGCATCTGGCATATTATCTGACGAAATAGGCTTCCAACCAGAGGCTAAGGCTGCCTACACTGCGGCTCGCCCAACGATTTCAAGCAAAGGTAGGTTTACGGGGGTATCAACTGCTGAGGATAATACTTTCTTTGAAAAGCTTGTTTATGATAAGATAGAAATTTAATATGTATAAAGATTTCCCAAGTGAAGAAAAAATGCGTGGTATAAAGAACTGGAAGAACCCAAAAAATAGATTTGAGGTTATTGCGTTACACTATACAGCAGACCCTAATAAAGATCCTGAACGTGAGGGTAAAGAGTGGTTTGATAGCGAACGCAAATCAACACCTAAAGCTGATTGGCTTAAAGAATATGAAATTGATTTTACTACTAGAGCTGGAAAATTGATATTTGGTAACGAGTTCTGTGACTTTGATAAAAATGTACACTTTGTTAATAGCTTTGAATGGGCTGAGCCTTGTGAACTATTAATGGGCTTGGATTTTGGGCAACGTAACCCTACAAGTGCTTTAATAGGTGTTTGGACAATGGATAATGCCCTTTATATAGTAGATGAGTATTATAAACCAGCAATTCCAAGTGTTAGTAGTAGAGAGATGTTTAAAAAGTTTGAGTATTTATTCCCAGAACCTTTAGATGATAAATCTTTGCGAGAAAAAAGAGATATAGCCAATATGCTATTCTCAATACGTGTAATTGACCCTACTACTAAGAATAAAAATCGTACTAAAGTTAAAGAGGGGGAAGAAATACCTTATTCCGTATTAGAAGAGTTCTATGACCATGGGTGGGAGTTTGAACTAGGCATTAATGATGTACAGGCTGGCATAACACGTGTTAGAGAATATATACAGTTAGACGACGCAAAGAAAGCACATCTCTATATTTTTAAAGATAAATGCCCTAATCTATGTGCTGAATTTCAGAATTATAGGTATCAAGAGCTAAGTGAAATACAATCTAAGACACGTAATGATTCAGAAGACCCTGTTAAAAAGAATGACCATGCTGTAGATGCTTTACGTTACTTACTAATGACACGTCCTAACACACCAACACAAGTTAAGAAACCGCTAACTAAAATTCAAAAAGATATACAAAATTTATTAAAACCCAAAGTGATAGTTCACGATTGGGATCAAGATAATTAAAGAAAAATTATATGGTAGAAACAACTAAAAAGTCAAATGAATATGCGTTATTGAATTTCAAACGAGATTCAGAGCCAGATGGCAGGCTTGCTTTTCAGCCAGTAGTATTTTATGAGATGCATAATGATACAAATGGTTATGATAATGGTACTACAGTAGAAGAAATGCTACGTGTATCTATTGAGCGTTTAGTAGATCTTAATGATCGTTTCTCTTGTCGTGAAAATTCCATTGCGATTACAAAAATGCAAGAAGCATTGCTATGGTTAAATGAACGCACAAGAGAAAGAGAATCTCGTGGAGTAGAAGGAAAACATATTAAATAATTAATAAAAAATTATGGCAATAACAGAATTACCAAAATATAAATGTTACAAAGAAGTTAGAGCATTAGAAATAGCTGGTATATCATTACCACAAAATGAAGCTGGAGATGCGGAATTAGCGTTTCATAACGCACCTTATGCTCCAATTTTAATGAAAAAGGAATGGCTTGATAAGCATAAACCAGAGGTAGGTGGTTATTATGTAGTTTATAAGGATGGTTATAAATCATACTCACCTGCAAAAGCATTTGAGGAAGGATATACAAAGATTAAATAATTAAATTAAAAAACATATGGCAGAACAAACAAGTGAGGAAAAAGCAAAAGAGGCTGGAAAACTAGCCGAAGAAGCTAAAAAGGAATTTTCAATGAAAGTTGCAAAGTTTCAAGAAGGGTTTAAAAAATTACAAGAAGAATTTCAGCTAGAAATGTATGCAGCTGATATGGTTATGCAAAACGGGGAAGTCATCCCTGTAATAAGAATTAAGGAGATCAAAAATGAAGATACAACCAAACAAGCAGATATTGTTGGTGCAGAAGCATAAAGACTTCACAACTAGCGTAGATATGGCTATCCAAGAGTCAGACGAAGATAAAAGGCTATTAACCTGTGAGGTTATAGAAGGTACTGATGAGTATAAAAAAGGCGTAACCATAATATGTGGTCGGTATGCTCTATATTTATTAACATTAAAAGACCAAGATTATTATTTTCTACATAGTGATGATATTCTCGGTGTTTGTGATTACAAAGAATAATTAAAAAAAAATGTATTATGTATAAAGACATACTATTTAACCAAGATGCTAGGAATAAAATTCTAGAAGGTGTAAGCATTACTGCTAGGGCAGTTGGTGCTACACTCGGACCCCGAGGTCAGAACGTGATTTTTGAGGAAAGTTCATACCCTACTATTACAAAAGATGGTGTAACCGTAGCCCAACAAGTATTCTTAGAAGATAAGTTTCAGAATATGGGTGTTATGATTGCACGCCAAGCTGCAGAGAATACCAATCGTGAGGCAGGGGATGGAACTACTAGCACTATTGTCTTATTGCATGAAATTTTGCAAGAAGGACATAAAGCAGTAGCTTCTGGCATGAATCCTATTCTTATTAAAAAGGGAATGGATTATGCAATGGAAAAAGTTGTAGATTTACTTGAAAAGCATTCTAAAAAAATTACAACTGATGAAGAAAAATTACAAATAGCAACAATCTCATCTAATAATGATGAAGAAGTTGGAGAAATGATTGTTAGTGTATTAAATAAGGTTGGAGAAAATGGTGTAGTAACTGTTACAACTTCCAATGCCTTAAAAACTGAAGTAGAATACGTTAAAGGAATGAAACTTGAGCAAGGATATCAATCACATATATTTATTAACAATGCTGAAAAGTTAGAAGTAGAATTAAAGAATCCAGTAATTATAATTGTTGAAGATGATATTGCATACCATAGCCAATTAGTTCCTATAATAAAACAAATATTAGAAGATGGTAAGAAAGAAATGGTTCTTTTTGCGAATAATATTGATGGAGAAGCTCTCGCATTCTTAATATCAAATCGTTTACAGGGTAAATTCTTATGTGTCCCCGTTAAACTTCCTTCTTTTGGTGGCTTTCAAGAAGATATTGTTTATGATATAGCAGCTTCAGTTGGTGCTTCTGTATTAGGCGAAAATGCTACTAAAAAGATAGAGGATGCTACACTTGAAGATTGTGGGTCTGCTGAACATATTGTTGTTAGTAAGTATGATACTATTATTACAGGTGGTAATGGTGATATTAAAGAACGAACAGCACAAGTTAAAACTTTACTAAAAGAAGAAGATGATTTATTTAGTAAAGAGAAATTAAAAGAACGATTGGGTAGACTTACAGGTTCTATTGCTAAAATTAAGGTAGGTGGGGCTTCTGAAAGCGAGCAAGCTGAACTTAGGTATAGGGTTGAAGATTCTCTTAACGCAACAAAATCAGCAATAGCAGAAGGTATAGTTGTTGGTGGTGGATGTGCATTATTAAATTGTTATGATGAATTAGAAGTAGAATCTCGTGATAGAGAATTTGATGCAGGTGTTGAAATTGTACGCAAAGCATTAAAATCTCCTCTTAGAATTATAGCTGAAAATGGTGGTCAATCAGGCGAAGAGATTGTTGGTAAAGTATTAGACCATGGAAAAGGGTATGATGCTCTAACTGAAAAGTATACAGACTTATTAAAAGATGGTATAATAGACCCAACTAAGGTAGTCAGGAATGAAATACAGAATGCTGTCTCGACAGCAGGAGTACTTTTGACGAGTGATGTTGCGATTGCTATTAAAGATATTAAAGAATAATTATATGAGTAGTCAAATTATATTAGTAGTTATATTTATTGCATCATTGATATTTGTCTTTTTTAATGATAAGAAAAATCAGAAGGCAGAAACTGATAGATTTAGAGAATTTGTTAAAGCAGTTATGAGTAAAGATATGGAAGAATATTCTGATGCTGTTGTTAAAGATGAAGAATTACCAATGCAAGCAAAAGAAGATGAGATGATAGAACTAGAAGATGTAGAGCCAGAACAATTAATCAAAGCTATTAAAGATGATAATCAATAAAATAAAAATCCATAAAGTTGTACCAAAAGAAGGGCATGTGGGCTTTGTATCTTTTATTGTTGATGATTGGCTTTTCCTTAATAATATTGCATTATTTACAAGATTGGAAAATCCAGAACAAATTAGACTAGTTTTTCCAGAAAAGGTAGTAGCCGATAAAAAAGTATCTCTTTTTCATCCACTTACTTCGTCAGCATATTTTGAACTAGAAAAATATGTTTCTGATGAATATAATAAATTATTTTTATGAATTTAGTAGATTTAAGAAAGGTAAATGTAGGCGATAATGCTGCTGCTGTATATATTGATGCACTTTATAGCGATACAACAAAACAATACTTAAAGTTACATCGTAACTGGTATATTAATGAACGCTTTGTTAGAGGCGACCATTGGATTGTTTATAATAAGACATTAAACAAAGTACAAGCAATACCTGTATCACAGGGCGAAATTAGGCGTACAATAAATAAAGTTAAATCACAGGTACGTGGTATTAAGAATTTTATTAAAGGAAATCAACCACGTTGGGAAGTACATCCTACAGATATAACAGATGAAGCACTTTCTGAGGCTACTAAAAAGAATAAAATTCTACAGCATATTTACAGAACACGTAAAATGCCTGCACACTTAACAGATATTATTACTAATAGTCTTAAATATTCTGTTGGTATACTTGAAGGTGGATTAGTAAAACGTGGTGATAAAAATTACTTGAATTTCTGGGTAGATGATACATTTGATGTATTTCTTGATACACTTTCACCAAGTATACAAGAATGTCGTTTTATCATAAAGGCATTTGAAAAACCAATAAACTCAGTTAAAAACAACCCTAATTATAAGATTAAGGGTAAATTAGTGGGTGGTAAATCTGAAAATGCAACACAATACAAAGAACTCTTACACAGAGAAAAATATGGTTCAGATATAAGTGAAGGTACAGAAGATTTAGAATCTATTATGGTTAAAGAGTTATGGATTAAATGGAATGATGAAAGTGGTAGACCAATAGTTAGAGTCTTAACAATAACAGGTGGGCAATTAGTAAGGGTATATGAACCAAACTATCGTAGATACCCTATGTTTACTTATAACCCTGAAAAAGATGCTAATTCTGTTTATAGTAATGCTTGGGTTAAAGACCTTATTTCAATGAATAAATCATTAGATAAGAGTGCTTCTCAGGTAGAAGGCTATATACAACGTATGCTTGCTGGTAAATATCTTATTAAACAAGGTGTTGAAATTTCATCTATTACAGATAGAGGAGCTGAGAAGATTTACTATAAAGGTTCAACACCTCCAATTCAACAAGCATTACCACCATTACCTAGTACACCGTTTACTTATACACAGGGATTAGAACGTTGGATTGAAGAATTGGGTGGCATTAGAGAAGCTTCTTTAGGTAGAGCACCATCTTCAGTACAATCAGGTAAAGGTATAGAAGCTTTACAGGCAGCTGATGCACAGACCGTTGCTGAGCCTATTGAGAATTTAGAGTTATTTTTAGCTGATGTTGGCGAATTTATACTAGAAGTTATATCAGATAATCAATTAGTTTCAGAAGAGATTGTTGAAGAAAATGATAAAATTAAGTTTATTGGTGATGTTGAGAATCCACCTGAAGATGCTATACAGATAAAACCATCACAAATAAAAGTTGCAATAGTTCCAGAAATCTCTTATAATGAAGAAAACAAGAGAGAGTGGTTGATTAGATTAGCAGAAGCTGGCATAGTAGATGAGCAAACATTACTTGAAAAACTCTCAATTTCTAACGTAGGCGATATTATAGAAAGAGTTAAAAAGAATAAAGAACAGAAGTTTAAAGAAGAGATGATTAAGCAGAAGGAAAGCCATAGGAGTGATGGTGATGCACCAGAAGATTCAGCTTCACTTGCTGACCAAGAAAACATGTCGATGGCAGCTGGTCAAGAACCTCCATTAACTCCACAAGCATTATGGGTAGAAGAACATCTTGAATTACACATGGTATTTATACAGCAAAATGATGATGCCTACCAACAAAATCGAGAAATATTTGATTCGCATATTCAAAATGAAAATTCTTATCAATAATAATAAATGATTGAAATAAAATGTAAAAATTGTAGTAAGATTTTTAAAGATTATAAAAGTAATAATAAAAAGTTTTGTAGTCATAAATGTTATTCTTTTTCTTTAGAAGGAAAAATACCTTGGAATAAAGATTTAAAGGGATATAATACAGGGCATATAGTATCTAAAGAAACAAAAAAGAAAATAAGTAAAGCGAATAGTATTGCTCTTTTAGGCAATATTCCTTGGAATAAAGGTAAAAAGGGATTACAGGTAGCTTGGAATAAAGGTTTGAAAGGATATAATGCTGGTAATAAACATGTTAATTGGAAAGGT